ATGAAAAAAGCTTTCAAATTCGGTTGTTTTGGAGTTATTGCACTATTTGCAATCGTTATTATTGCACTAATTATTGATATATCTAATGATGATCCAAAGGAAAAAAGCAAACCAAAGGAAACTGTTTCAGTAACTGCTAAATGGGAAGAAAAAATTAAAGAAATTGCATCGAGTGATAAATCTACAACTGAAAAATTTGATGAAATAAGCAAATATGCTAAGGATTACAAACCATCTAAAGATGAAGTTAAACAATTCGGTGATGAAATCATTAAAGAATATAAAGATAAAAACTATATTAAAGATGTATCTAACCATGAATACATGTTAAAAAACCTTTTCAAATCGCAAATTGTTGATAAAAATGCATCAGATAAAAACTTAAAAGATTTTGCTTTTGATTTCTGGCAAAACTCTAAATATAATTACCGTGGTGTAGAAAATACAACAAGTAGCGCTACTCAAGCTAATGAACGCCAAATGGATAAAGCTTTAAATAAAATGAATAAATAGATTTTGAATGGAAGAAATAAAAAAAGCCGCCCATTTTTGATATGGACGGCTATTATTTTTACTTAACTGTATATACCCAGCCTTTACGGTCAAGATAATCAGTAAATGCTTTTAATTGAACATCGCTAGTTGGATCAGTTACAGGATAAATGTACCCATCACTTTTAAGGTTTAAGTTACCCGTCATATGAACTGAATTTAAAGCGCCAACTACATCAACTAAATTTTCTCTGCTGATTCCTCCCACCTCTACAACATTCCGTTTTTGATTAGGCGGTGGAGTTGGTGCGGTTGGTTGACTGCCTCCAACAGTTTGTCCAGTTAAAGCATAAATAATGGAATTAGCTATTTTATCTACATCCCATTTATTCATATCAGACTCGTTATCGATGAATCCAAGTTCGATTAGGATTGCTGGTGCTTTAGTGCTATTTAACACATAAAGGTCAGTACGTTGTTTCGCTCCACGATTAGACCACCCAATATCTTTTGAAAGTTGCGCTGATACTTTTGCAGCTAAATCTTGTTGGTCATAATAACAAACTTCCACACCGTTTGCAGATCCGTTATAAGCGTTCAAGTGGAATGAAATTACAAGGTCCACACTATGAGAATTACAGTTACGAACAATGTTATTTAAGTTTTGCGTTTGAGTTCTACCAACCTCGTCCGTGTCATCGTACACAGTATGACCTAATGCTCGTAACTTAGCTGCAACTGCATCCTTAACTAGACGATCCATGATATGTTCCTTACGACTTCCATAATTAGCACCTTGTACAAAATTATTGTGACCACCATGTAAACTATATTTACCCATTATTGAACATCTCCTTTTTTCTCTTCTTGTTTTTGTTTACCACCTAAAACTTCAACTGCGTTTGTCAAAACTTGTGGAAGAGGAATTCCCATGCGACCAGCATTTTCTAAAAGTGAAAGCAACTCATTTCCAATAAAGAAAAAGATTGTAGCTTCACGAATAGCACTATTTGTCCCTATAGCCGCATCAGCTTGAGTGGCTGCTCCAACCAATAAAAATAGCACCACCTTTTTGGCGATGCCTTTAAACCCAACTTTGCTTTTCAATTCTCCATTAAACCCAGCTGCAATAACGCCTGTTGCATAGTCGATAGCTGCCATAATTACTAGAACTTTCAATGTCGTATCCCATCCTCCCAAGAAATACCCACAGAACCCACCGAAAGTGACAATAAAAGTTTTTAATAGTACATCAATACGATCCATTTTCCCACTCCTTTTCCAAAAATAAAAAGCCCACTATTGTGCGCCATCCGTAATTAAATCTTCTCTTCCATTATCGATTAAATATTTATCAATTCTTTCTTTGTAAGCCTTCATTTTGGTGATAACAACTATATACGTATAAACTTCATCAATTACTCGTTGCGCCATGTACTCAGCCATATATCATCACCCCTTTTATCCCATAATCAATTCATCTAAAGCCTTCTGCATTAATTCCATTTGCTTTTTAAATTTCTCTAACTCTGAAGGTTCTTCAGGTTGTGGTTCTTCAGGCTTCGGCTCGACTGTTTTAACCCATTTGCCATCCACAAATACAGGGTAATAAATACCATCTGGGACAACTTCCAAAGTACAGTTAGCAGGGATGTCAGGTTCGTACCCTACAATTACATTTTCTTCATAAGGAACTTGAACAGTTTCATACTCTACCTTGTACATTACGCAATCCGGGCAATCATGCTTGTCGATTGGATCTTCTTTACCTTCATACGTACCATCTACTACGGATTGGTGCAACGAGCATAGCTTCTCTTCTGTGATAATCTCTTTTTGTTCCTCTCGGTGGAACGTTTGCTTTTCATAAATTGGTTTTTCATTTAAAGGGATCATTTCAGTGAACTTTCCGTTTGTATCGAAACAATATCCATATTGTCTCATCTATATTCCTCCTATTACTAGTTAAGTTAAACTAAATAAGTTAATGTGAAGTCTACCCGTTTTCCTTTCGCATTCGTACTAAATGCGACCGCACCTGTAGTACCATTGACAAATACTTGTACCATTGCCGTTCCGTCTGCTGTAGGTGTGTAAATAGAACGATTGCCACCTGTCGGTCTTAAGTCAGATGGAAGTGTCGCTACTATTACGCCTGTAGCATTTGCATTTAGTGTTACTGCACCCTTTAACTCCACTGTGCTATTTCTTCGAATAGTCATCAACGGGTAGTTAACATCCGGTCCAGTAGCTTCTGCAGATAGCGGAATAGTAGTTGTGCCGTCTAGTTTCGTAGATAATGCCGCAACTGTGACTAATCCTGTAGAAAGGTTCAGTGTAAGTTCTTTTTGCCAATCGACTGCGCCTGCCATCTTCGGTCCAACTGACCACTTACTCTGAGAGTCATTTATGACAATTGATACACCTTTATCGGTATTAGCTTGCAATACATGCTCTACATTGTTCCTTAAATTAGTAACGCCGTTGAAAGTCATAGTACCTGTTGTTGTATCGCCTGTTTTTTTAACAACTTCAGATTCATGCGCTAATCTTCCCCAGGGATCCCACATGTTATTGTTCATTCTACGAACCCACACTTCTGTTACCGCGCCGCTCGTAAGAAGAGTAGCTGTTTGTTTAACGTATTTGCGGTCGCTGTAGCGAACAACTTCGATATACCAATATCCTGCCCTTGGAAGGTTCGGAGAGGTATTACTCGCGTATAATCCTGTTTTTACTACATCATTCAAGTCTTGTCCGTTGACATTGACAGTATCCCCTGAAGGTTGCGCATAGTCGTAGAACGCTTCTGCTTTTTTGACTAGGTTTGTAGCCACTGGAACGTCGAATTGTTTAGTTGAATGATTGTAACTCCACACATCTAACGCATTGACATTATCCCACAGGTTAACTCGTGTTGCGTCCCCTCCTAAGATTGATTTAGACACTCCCCCTGATTGGAATTGAATGCCGTTTTTTTGAGAAGTGTTATTGAAACTAAGAGCGCCCGTCATAACGTCCCCACTACGTTTCACAACGTCCATCGTATTCAACTTGTTTTGCAATTGAGTTAATTGAGTGTTAATCGAAGTCCATCTACTATTAATATCATCTACCAGCCATTGCGCTAGATTAATCAATTCTTCTAAATCAGAAATGTAAGGCCCACTCATTACGTTACCTGTCATCGCATCAGCTAATGTTACTAAACCGAAATCTTGAGTAGATGCCCTAATCGTTCCACCTTGTTCGATTGAGAAATATGATCTTTTCCCAATACCAGCCACGCCGAATGTTTCAGGTCTAAAAGTATATTCGAAATTACCTTGTGTAGCATTGATTATTTTAACGCCTGAAGTATCGCGAACATAGGCATTGTTTGGTTTCAATCCTTCATAATAAATCGTATTACCAGTTAAATTATAAGGAACACCGCCATCCACAACGAAAACGTTAACTGTATTGCTCGCTTTATCACCTTGACGACCTGTAACTACTGCGTTCAATTGCGCTTGTAAATTTTTGTTTATGTCCAATACCAGTTTAATTTTCATATTGTCTTATCCCCCCTTCGTTATGGTTAATTTCAAATTCATCTTCTGTTATTACTTTAGAAATAGATTCTCTATCAAAAATACTAGATTTACGTTTAGTAGCACTTCTAAAGCTAAATGCTTCGAATACGGGTTCCTCTTTAACAATCTTAATCTCGTAAGAAAAATCAATATCATTTTCGCTCTCCACAACAAAAAAAGTTCCCGTCCGTTCGGAAACCCAAATGTCACCTTGTCCATATTTGCTAATGAACACATGGTAATTTTCTGTTTCGTTTTGCAAGAAGATAGGAAGATTAATAACGGCTTTTCCTTCCACAGTTGCTCCATTACCTATGTGGGTAAAAGTTTCGGACGAATTCATAACACTGTGCATATCTTTTTCAACTGGTTTAGGTGCTGCCATCCTTGCAAATGAAGTTGGTTGTGGCGCATTGTCGTTCGATATTGTAAATGCCGTTGTTGCGTTAAGTATTCTATTGCCATTCATATCTAACGAGACCCTGTAATTAACCCTATCGCGCGCGTTCATTTCGACTAAAACGTGTGCGAATGTCCCTTCTTTATAAAGAAATTGCGTTGTCCCTTCATTAGAAATGATTAATTTACCAGTCGGATCTCGAATAATACCGCCGCTAAAAATTTCACTGTTATCATCCCTAAATAAAATCCCGTTATTCGCTATCATTCTTTTATATGAATAGAAAAAATTCTTATTAATACCGGCCCAGGTTGTATTTGCGTTATTTTCTCTCAATACGAAATCTATACCAGTATCAGAAATCATTGCCAAACGTCTAGTATCGTCGGAATACAACAACTCTTGAATGTAATTTCCTTCTTTACGTCCAGATTGAGATGAAAGAATGACTTTCCTTGTATTCAACCACATATCGCGCCATGAAAATATGCCCTTATATCCATATGTTGTAGTATTATCAACCACTTCAAAGTGCGGATCATAAAGTTGCGTAGTTGGATTTAATACAGAAAAACTCAAATAACGGCCTGGCTCGATATTCATCGTTACGCCTTTTGTATTATCAGAAACTCTATACTGATACCCTAATGACCCTACTTTATTTGCATCTGAATCGTAAACAGCTAACTGCCCGAGGTTATTTAATTCCATTCGTTTGATGTTATTTACAGTTGACTGTAAACCTTCAGGCATCATTTTAATACTGTTTCCATATTCATTGAAACCCGCTCTAATCATCCCTGCATCGAGCGTACCGGTTTTTATGAAGTCCGCGACTATTGAACCATCTTTCGTGATAGCAACCCCATACGGTCCGTTCACACCTGTAGAAGAATACCCCAATCCGTTAACATTCCATTGCCAAACTTTTTCCGCTGTCATTTCACTGTTTGTATCCATAATTAAAATGCGATCTGGATATACTCGGACATAAGAACCGAAACCGCTATTTATAAGGTCTGTAGCGTTCTGTCTAGCTTTTTCTAATATATTTGGACCTAAATCCCTTACCTCGTTTTCTAAACCCGTTACACGGTCTTTAGTGCTTTTTAAATCGTTCTTAGTATTTCCTAAATCGGTTCCAATCTCGTTGACCTTTCCGTTAGTCGTATTAAGGCCGTTTTCTACATTAGCAACTTTACCATTCGTTGTATTCAATCCGTTTTCAACGTTCGAAACTTTGCCGTTCGTTGTTCCTAATCCACTTTCCAAATCCCCGACTTTTCCATTCGTAGTGTTTAAATTCCCATTAGTTGTATTTAAGTTGCCATTCGTAGTTGTTAAATCTTCTCTTAACTTCTTTAACCGTTCATCAGCATCGCCCAATCCCGCGTTAATATCAGTTGTTATATTCAAAACTTCATCTTGGATTTTATCAATCTTGTTCGTTTTGCTAGTAAATGAATCTTTGAAATTACCTAGCGTTATATCAATGTATCTTTCTTTAACGGGATCATATTTATAAGATATAACTTTAGCCTGAATGTATATCCCGTCCTCACTATGATCTACCGTTACAGTGTCACCCATATAAACAGATTGCAAAACTGCAAAATCTTTATATTCTTCTGTTTGGGATAATTCTTGAAAACTAACTTTATATGTCGCTAAAGGTTGATCCACATGATCATTTTCAAACATTGCGCGTGCTTTTTGTCTCAATAAAGCATATGCATCTTCTAACGGAATAGCGTCTTCATCGTCCGCGTAATCACCTATAGCCGCTTTAACATTTTCAAACGGAACTGTTTTGATTTTAGGATTAACGTATTTATCCACATTCGCACTAGTTACGTACTTTTCAGGAAGTAATAAACCATCGAATCCAATTGGCATTATCTTTGTAATCGGGCTTTGCCAATCTACACTGGCCTCATATCCTAATAAATCTTTCTTATGTTGAATAACAACACCACGATCGATTCCGCGTTTTTCTGTAATTCTCACGTTGAAATTATCTCGTTTCAATTCGCCGCCCCAACGATTCAAGAAAGAGTTATCTTTTCCGGTATCAAGTAACGCTTCAATTGGATTCATTCGCACCAATCTAGCATTATTCAACTTTCCAATATCACTGAAGAAATTAAATTTAGTAGGATATTGGAGAGCCCCTTTTAATTGAGTGAGCGCCCCTAATCCTGTTTTTCCTACAATATTTGTATCTTCTATGAAGTTATCAATCAAGTCATAGAAAACGTGATAACAAAACACGCTTACGATCCCCATTGAAGGAGATGGATTTGCTACTCTGAATAATTGTTCTCCATCTGGTGTTGGTACTTGTATCAAGCTTTGACCTTTTATATCTAAACCATGTGGAGAAAATAACGGATATTTGAATGACAATACATAAAGTCCATTTAAATCTTCTTGAACAGTAGCTTCATGGACTGCATCACTTAAAATACCGATGCCATTGTGTAAAAAGTCTGTTTCGTCTGGTTTAAATAGTTTAATCAAACGTATCTTCCCCTTACTTCTAGTTCTATTTTAGAGACTGTACCCGTCCACAGTATTTCATTTTCACCCTCTTTCAGCACAGGGAAATTCCCGATCATTTTATTATTCATTGGAAAACTTCCCGAATAACACAACGACAAATCAGAATCAACAACGACTGGATTTACAATATCTTTAATCTGGAAAGCTAGTCCATTTACGTATATAGTTACTGTTCCGCTGCCTGTAATAGTGAATTTCGGTAATGAATAAAGTGTTCCGTAGTTCATGACAGTCATTGGCATTGTTAAATCAATAGGTTGCTCAATAATATATTCATAGGGATCAGACTTGAACGTAACTTCAAACTGCCCGTATTCTTCAAATTGATTATCTATATCACCAATAGTCACACTTTTGATTTTTCTGTAAACATTATCGTCCGTAAAAGAAAGAGTTTTTGCATTCCGTAGCCATCTTTTAATCTTTCTCAACAATGGTTTTACATTTTCATCTTCCAATAAATTAAAATTAATCGTGAATTCTACGTCTTCAAATCCATTCTTTTTAGTTAAAGAGCCATTTTCCCTACCTGGAATATCGATAAATTCGACCTTTTCCACTGCGGAAGGAATGGCAGGACGATCAACCATACAAACCCGGTAGTCCGTCCCTAGTTCATTATCAATCCTTATATCAAGCACGGTTATTCCTCCCTATACCGATGTTCAATTGTTGTCCTTTTTGAGCGAACCAGTCATCAGCCTTTTCAAACATTCTGTCTAAATCTCTTTCGTTATTTACAGTAGTGTGGAAGGTAACTTCATTTTTAATTTCTTGTTGTGGTTGCATAACTGTTAATCCTTTTGCGAATGACATTGCATCACCAGCCACACTAGGAAGGTTAGAAAGAAGTCCGTCCGCCGATAAAGATTTGTTCATTTTTGTTATTGCATCGCCAATCGTTCCGCTAGATGCTAACATAGGCGCAGCGCTTCTAGCTAACATAGGAGCATCAGCGCTCATTGGTGCAAACGCTCTGAATGCAGTAGGCGCAGGAGCGTCACCAAATTCAACTGGAATCGAGAATCTGGAGAATGCAGAAAAGCTAGAAAATGGGTTCAATTTATTCAAAATGCCACCCGCTCTATTCCAAGCGCCTGTTATTTTACCTACGATGTTATCCATGATTCGACTAACTGATCTGTATAACCCTTCAAAAAAGCTAATAACTGAATTAATCGGATACATTATTGAACTCATTGTGCTTGAAATTCTATCCCAGTTTCTTTGCACATATCCGCTAATAGAGTTAGCTACACTGGAAATTTTTGAATTTAAACTATCCCACACGCCACTTACTTTATCCTTTACTTTTCCCCACACGTTTGATGTTACTGAACTAATCGAATTCCAAGCACCCTCTACCTTTCCTTTTACGTTGCTTGCCTTGTCACTTACAATAGATGTAATTTTATTCCAAGCATCGGAAACCGCCGAAGAAACATTGTTCCAAATTCTAGAAGTTACGTCTTTAACTGAATTCCACCCATTTGACACTACATCTTTAGCCCTGTTTATTTTTTCACTTATATAACCTGTTATCTTATTCCAAACATCAGATATATAAGATGAAACTTTATTCCACACTTCAGACGTTGTATTCGAGATACTGTCCCAGTTTCTTTTTACTACATCCCAAACTTTACGCCCGAAATCCCCGACAACTTTGTGTATCTTATCCCAAAATTCCTGTATCTTCCCAGTGATCCAATTCCAAGCATCGCTCGTTGTGGTAGAAACCTTGTCCCACAAACCTGTGATTGTATTAACTAATATATCTTTATATTTATTAAAAGTTCCGGATATCTTGTCCCACGCTTCTTGAATGTAAGGTTTTATCCATTCCCAGAACTTTGTAACAGGTTCTTTTATTTGATCCCATATCAAGATGAAGACCGTTAATAGAATTTTGAGCGGTAAAGTTATAATATTGAATAAAATATCCCAAGCCGCTTGTGCGATTTCTTTCAGACTTTCCCAAAACGCCGAAAATCCGTCTTTAATACCGGTCCATGCATCGTCACAAATCTGTTTAAATGAAGTCCACATTTCAGAAAACCAAGTTGTAATACCGTCCCAAATTTCCTGCGCTTTAGTTCCAACCGCTGTCCAGAAGTCGCTCCAAGCTGTTTTGAATTCTTCCCATTTTGTTGTGAAGTATTGAACTACACCTTCCCACCATACACTTAAATTGGTTTTGAGTTGTTCCCAAATAGCGGAACAGGATTCGCTTACACTTGCCCACATTTCGGAGAACCATGTCTTAAATTGCTCCCACTTCTCTTTTAACCAGTCAGTCACGCCACCCCAGTTATTGAATATAGCGATTGCCGCTACTACAATTGCGATAATACCGGCGATTGCTGCTACTACTGCAGCTACAGGCGCACCAATAAACCCAGCGATTACAGTTACAACAATCGTTATTCCTTCAGCTAACATTGAAATAAAACCAACCAATCCCGTTATTAAAGGACCTAGTTTCATAAACCAACCAGCCAATGTACCTAAACCACTTATAAACGGCCCTAATATCATCATTATCGGGCCTAATACGGTTGCTATCGTTCCAATTATGGCTACTGTTTTTTGCGCTTCAGGTGACAGCGAATTAAATGCGTCAGCTAATTTTTGAACGCCGTCTTTTAAAACGGGCATTACATCTTCTGCAATCTTTAATAAAATTTCACCAATCGGCCGCATTGCTTCCTGGAATTCTCTTAATGTCTTTTGAAACTTGACGCCAAAAGTATCTTCTTGAACTTTCTGTAATCTCCCCATTGCACCCTCGGTTTCCCCAAGGCTACTGGTTGCATTTCCCATACTATAAACAGTTTTGTTCCCTAAATCTTCAAATTTCGTTCCCATTAACGCTACGCCTAATTGTGTAGCTTCAACTTGATTATCCATCCCCTTCAAATCGTTTATGATAGCATAGAAGACATCTGAAGCTGGACGTTGACCCGCTTGGAATTCTTTCCACATTTGTTGTGTTCCTGCTGACATTTTCCCCATTGCTTCAGTTGTAGACTTTGATCCATCTTGAATACGAATCCCATATTCTTTAACCAGGTCATTGACATAATCGAGGTTGTACGCACCGTCTTGAGTTCCATTTTTTAGGATATCTAACATTTGTTTAGAAGTGAAACCAGCTTGTTTGAATAACGGCGTATACTCGGCCAAGTTATCAAGGAATTCATTTGAAACATCAAGTCCACCTTGCATACCAACAGTAATGAAGTCCAAGGCTTCTTTCCCTGTCATTCCGTACTGTTTCATTAGCTGGTTAGCACCGCGAGTCGTTTCCCCTAAGTCCATATCGAAAGTTTTAGATAAGGCAAGAACACCTTCCGTAACACCTTGTATTTCATTGAGTGGCACATCTTCCATGTTCTGCCAAACTTTAACTACAGTTTGATTAACATGTTCCAGACTGTCGCCCCATCCGTTTCTGAATACATCTTCAACGACTTTCCCTACATTTTGTGCTCCTTTTTCCGATAAACCTAACGATGCTTGTATTTTCTTTTGAGAAGAATCGAAATCAACGGCCCACTTTGTAGCAGCAGCCCCCGCAATGCCTAAAGCTGGTGTAACTGACCCTGTTAATTGTCCGCCAATTTCTCCTGTTTTCTGTCCTAATTGCCCTAGTTTAGAACCTGTCTTCTCCGCTTCAGCGCCTTGATTTCTTAACGATGTATTAGCTTGATCCATTTCGCTTTTAAGTCGAGATTCCGCCGTTCTAGCCTGGTTTAGTTTAGTTTCTAACTTAGATACTTCCGTGGAATTTTTACCATATGCACTAATAGCGGCTTCTAATTGTCGTTCTAAATTAGCGACAGACTTTCCAGTCATTTCTAAATTTCTTCTTAAATGATCTTGACTACCTGCTAATTTTTGCGCTTCATTCCCCGAACGATCCAATTCAGCTCGTTCTAATGCAATTTGGGATTGTAAATGTTTCGATTCGTTAGCAAGTGCCGCTTCCGCTCTTTTTAAATCTTCTAATCTTTGTTTAGATTTACCCGCTTCACTATTTCGATCGGCTTCAGCCTTTTGTGCTTCTCTTAATGACGCAGTTGTAGTTTTAACTTGATTGGCTAAGTTAGATTCGGCAAGCATGGCCTTTCTTAACGCTTCCTCAGCCGCTTTTACTTCACGTGAATTTTCTCCCCACACTTGTTTCGCTCTGTTTAATTGGTCAGTAGCTTCTTTAGTTTTCTGTTTAGATAGTTCGTATTGTTTCTGAAGTGTGGACAGAGTAGCGGATAGTTTATCAGTATCAGAACCAGTTAATTTCATTTGCGATTGAACTAGTTTCAATTCCTGACTTAACGCTCGGTTTTCCTGGTTAATATCTGATACTCTCTTTTTATAATCTGCTGTATCGGCCCTAAATTTGATTACGGTTTCTTTTGATGGCGTCGCCACTATTTACCACTCTCCTTTTCCTCCATCGCCGCTTTCCAACCCAGGTACGCGCTTTTATTTTCAGCTATTCTTTGAACATCTCTCAGAGGAAGATTCCAGAAATCATGTTCCGAAATTTCGAAAATGAATACGTAGAGACTATAAATGTCAACCACATATTCAATCTCGAATTTCGGAAGTTTTAATCCTTTTTTCCCGCTTTTGCTTGGAAACCTTTTGCCATATTATTCTTAGCTTTACCATTTAAAATAGCGCCAAAAATTTCAAATGCTTCTTCCATATCAATCTCGTATTCTTGCATGAATGATTTGAAATCTATATATTCTTTCGGGTTCGCTTGTCGATATGCAGCATAAACAGTTCTAAAAGTATCTAATAAGTCGACGTTTTGCATTCCCCCAGCGTTGAATAGCGTACTTAAAAATGACTTATTGATAATGCCCTCTTTTTCTAAATTGAATAACGTCCAAGCCGTTAAATTTGAATTGACTGCAACGACTTCACCGTTTGCTAATGTAATATCTTTTTTCATAATGAAATCTCTCCCTTTTAGCTAAAATTAAAAGGCGCCCCGATTAAGAGCGCCCTACATAGTAAATATTCATATTTTTTTATTAAGATGTAGTCTTTTGAAGGCTTGCAGGATCGAATTTTGTTAACCAAGTCGTTTCGACCGCTCCTGTTAAATTGATACCCTCATAATAAAGTTTTCCGTATGCATCTGGTAATGCTGTAATTTCCATTTCGAATTCAGCTAACTCTTCTGCACCATTTTCCACACTCTTTACATATCCAGTAGCAGCAGTACAGTTAGAGAATGCGATTAAACGTTTGTTACCTTCGAATAAATCATTTTCTTGTGCTACGAACGAGAAGTCTTTTCCGATACTTTCAATTCCGTATGCGTAAACACCATCTACTAAGCCATTGTTTGTAATACCGAAAATATCACGTAATACTTTCAATTTCATATGACCACTAATCGTTACGTTCATTTGTGAAGGTTTAGACTTTTTCTTATCAGTAACACCGCCACAGATTTTAGCAATTGATCTCATTTCCGACTCAGCATCTAATTTACCGACACAACCGAACGGATCGGAAACCGATTCACCTTTGAATAAAACACTTGCATTTTTAATCTCGACCGCATCAAACACATCAACTGTAATTGGCATTTAATTTCCTCCTAATTTTTTATTGATTTCTTCTATTAAAGATTGATTTAATTCTTCAGCAGCTTGTTCTGCTTTTTTATCTACACCATGCTCCATGAAATTCAAAGGAGAACGTCTCTTACTTGTTCCTATCCCTAAATCAGGAAATACCAGATATGCATATTGCGTTTTAGGTTTAATAGTTAAAGTAAGATTTTCCTTTGTATTTGCACTCAATGACTTGTATAAAGCGGCGTGTGGCTTATCTCTATCTGAAATCGGGATTAATCCCAATATAGATTTTTCGAATATCGGAAATACTTTCTTCCCTAAATCCCTATTGATAACCGTTTCGGCAACGTTAGGAAGCTGTTTAATATTGTTTTGTAATGAATCGAAATTTGAAAAATCAACATCATAATTAGCACACATGTTTAACAGTCCTTGTTAATTCAAATTCAATTACATCTACGAAAAATTCAGTATCTCTTTTTCTCATTTGATCTTTTCTAGTTTTTGAACAAGTGTGACCAGTAGGTGCAAGCGAATCCATAAATGTTAGTTGTAACAAATCTAAGTCCTCTCTATTTTCAGAGAAGTAATAAACCGTTACATCTTGTTTTTTAACTACACCGCTAACTCGTTCAAAGCCGCCTGTTTTAAATACCACATGATTGATTTTCTTTAGTTTAGATTCATCTTCTTGAACAAGGTCTTGATAAATCTTCGCGCCTTGAAAGAATTTTTCTAAATGTTCAACTAATTTAGCATTATACTTTTCTATCAACTCACTCGGATTCGTCAAGTTGTTCACCTATCCTTTGTAAATAAAGATATAAACTATTTCTAGATTTATCAGTTTTAATGATGCTATAATTTTCATCCCTTAACTGAATTGTTAATTTATCCACATTCTTGCTATTAAATATAGGTGCATTCAGCACTTCAATTTTCATATCTAATTGACCGCCGACACTTTCAGCAAATTGAATATCCATTTCCCTCACAGACATTTCAGAAAATCGCAACTTAGCAACAACGACGTTATTGTGTCCTATCACCTTTTTAGCAGCGTTTCTAATAGTTTCCTGCTTCATGACATTAACAAATCCATCGTTAAATGTTTTCCTATGTTGTTCCAGCGCCATCGTTACGACTCCTTTCGTCTATTGCTACCTGGAATGTCAATCGTGAGAGTAGTCCGGCAAAGTTAGGTTCAAACAAATCTAATACATTGTTATATTCGTATCTAACACGATTTATCACTAAGCTACGTGCAACTAAATTGACTGTCAGGTCGAGTTCAGCGCCTACTAAATCATTGATATAGTAAACTGAACCACCTATTAGATTTACGATGTTATTGTCTTCTTCAGTCCACGTTATAGCTAGTGCGTGTTTCGTATCTTCTAGTAAATCAAAAGGCGACATTAAAGCCGCCCTTGATTCAATTTCATTCATAAAGGTTCACCCCTTTTTACTCTCCTGACGCTACAGCTGGCGCTGGTGTAGGTTCTACCATTGTCGTAATATCGTAAACTAAGAATGAAGCATTCTCTTCAGCGCGGCCATTTGCGTACATTTTAGCGATATATAAATCTTCATCTTCGATAGCACGAGTTTGGTCATACACATCTAAACGTTGCGCTCCGCCTAATCCTAAGAAGTAATCTTTAGCCATACCTGCAATTAACTTTCCTTTTGGCACTGCATGAGATTTAATAATCTTTCCTGGAATCGGCAATACATTGTACGCATAAGTTCCATCAGCATTAGGACGTGTAGTGTAACCGTAAATGCGCGCCCAGTAATCTACAGGGTTTACAATTAGCAATACATTTTCCGGATTACGTTTGCCATCTTTAGTAAGTGGCGCCATAATCTTGCTACCTAAAGTGAATGGAGAGAAGTCTTTTAGTTGTCCAGCAACAGCTTTTGCGGAATGTTCACCATTCGCAACCGTTAATAAATCTCTCATCATTCCGATTGGCTGATCTTTACCAGTACCATCTACAATCGCTTGTTCTAATGCAATTTTTAAAGACTCCACCAGTACAGTTCGAACATAACGATCTAACCAAGTTGGGCCTAAATCTAACATTGATTTACAAACAGGCATGAACGCCGATAATTTGAATTGTGAGATATCGATTGTGTCAAAACCTTCATCTAAAAGTTCTTTATGAGCCGCACATAACTTGCCCCAAAATGCCGTTTGAACGTCACCCTTTTTAAGAATCCATTCAGTTAAAGCACCTACGTTTACGAAATTAATTTCATTTAATAGTTCGTGAGATTGCGTTAACTCTTCGAATACTCGTTCAATAACCGTTGGAGGAACTAACGCTTCAGTACCAGCGAATGAATTACCAGCGATTACTTGATTGTAATACTTAGTTTCTTGACTAGTTAAAACGTGGCCGCCGCGTGCTGCTAAAACAGCTTGATCACTTGATTGTACAGATGCTTGTTGTAAAATTTCATTTTGAATATTTTCCGCGAATTGAATCATTGCATTATCGACTTGTTCCGGCGTACCAGATGCCAATACCTCGCTTAATTGTTGACGGTTTGAAACTCTTGATTCTAAATCTTTACCCATTGTAAAGTCCTCCTTATTATTTAACTGTTTTTAGTAGTGATGCCATAAAGTTAGATGCTCTTTCAGCGTTAACAATCCGTTTGTTGGCTTCATTATCGATAGCCGCATCCGGCTCTGTTTCTTCAGGCTCGATTACTGGATCATCGTCTTCGTTCTCCACACTGATATCAATAGAATCCGTAATTTCATCACAGAAGCCATAAGACTTTGCTGTTTCAGCAGTCATATATGTTTCGTTGTCTAATAATGCTTCCAATTCGTGAAATTCGCCGTTAAAACGATTTCTATACGATTGAATTAAAGCGTCGTCAACGTCACGTAACATTTTCGCTTGTTTTTCTAAGTTATCAGCGTTACCATACGCATAAGTTGATGCCCTATGAACCATCATTGTTGTATTAGACGGCATGATAATTTTGTCGGCGCCCATTGCAATCAATGAAGCGGCTGAAGCGGCTAATCCATCAACAACAACCGTAACGCTGGCTTTGTGACTTCTTAAGTAGTTGCAAATTGCGATACCTTCAAATGCATCACCACCGCCAGAATGAATGTGTAATTCGATTTCGTCCGCATCGATATTATCAAACATTTCGCGCGTTTTCCTTGCGTTAATGTCACCCCACCAACCAGCGCCAACAGTTCCATGCATGTAAGCAACAACCTTTTTACTTTCAGAATCACTATTGTTTTCCATCATCAGGAATTTCGGCTGGATTTTCTCCATTTCCATCATTTTCACCTCCTTTTAAGTTGCCGCTTATTTCGGCTCTTTCATAGTTCTTAGTTACATAACGTTTATTGGCCCAATCTTCATTGATTAATTCGCCGCCTAAACGCTCGATTACATCGTTAATACTAAGTCCACCAACGGCGAATAGTTTGTCCACAGCATTAGCAAACTTGGTTAGGTCAAACAATTTGAAGTTCTTCATGTCAAATTTGATGTAAGTTTTGTTTAGAAATTGATCTCTCGTAAACATCTTTTTGTTGTACTCGTTAGCAATCATTTCACCGATTGGTCTAACAGAGAAAAGTATGAAATTATCAAGATCACCAGTAGGATTACCAGAAGTAGAGATTCCACCTTCGCTTATACCGCTTAATAAAGACGGTGGAATGTGGAAAGCAGAAGCCACAAAATCTAACATATCTTTTGCGAGATTCTTAATGTCTCGTGTATCTAACTTTTGCAGGTCTTTACTCTGATCTTCTAAGTTAACTTGCTCTGGCAAGAACAAAACAGATGCAAGTTTTTCGGGATTCGTATAATCTCTCATCTTTTCCTCGAATAGTGCTTGTGCTGCTTTTCCGTTCTCATCCGTCAAAGAGTTCATGAAACGTCCTTTAATTAAAAATCTAAGTTTTCCATTCCCCTTATAATCAGACATGGCTTTTGCTAGTAATAATCCGTATGAGTTATACAAGCTATCAATAACTTGATTAATAGACTCCTGGGAAAGCCGGAAATACAAGACTTCACTTTCTTTATAAGTTTTCGTTAACATTTCACCGTTAATTGACAATGAATGATACGTAAACTCTGTTAAACCATTCGTAGTTTCGCGATAAAACGAATCAGCTATCCACAGTTCATCACCTATAGGGATAACCAACGCTTCATTTTCGTAAATAAGGTTATATATAACTTTTGTCCAGAATTCATGAGCATTTTCATTTTTATTAGGAGCTACATTCAATTGATAGTAGTTTAAATGCCTTTTTAATTTGCCATCTCTGTAAGATTCGAAGTCACAAGCAATTAATGAACGTGCAATTAAATCGATAGCAGCGTTAACGTATAGTTTTTTGTAAGCTATTTCCGCTTTTAATTGCAGTGTTTGACAGTCTGGATCAGGAATTTCACTACTACTACCGCCAAAAAATGTTTTAACTATTGTTCTAATTCCCAATTAACTCACCTCCTTTAGTTAAAATGACCATACTTGCATATCATTAATATCAATGGCATAGTCTTCTATCTCTCCATCGAAATTTAAAGCGTGAGTGAATGCAAAAAACCCGTCAGTTTTTCTTTTGACAGGGTCGATTTTTTTATATTCTTTTGATCCATTCCCTAATTCATCCACATAAATATTTCCGCAATACCATCGCATAACAGGATCATCGTGGAAAACGATATTATGATTGATAAATAGATGTTGGATTAACGGGTCTAACATGGCATGGATATACTGGCCACGTCTTACAACTTGTACACGGTCATTAAATCCTGCTTGTTCTAATAAAGGCTGCAAGATTACCGAACGGAATTTATCAATAGCGATGTATTTAATATCGTATTCTTTCGCTTTATCTAAGAACCAATTGACAACACGTTCTGGTTTTATCTCTTTATCGTACACAATGGTGAATAGTCCTTTTTCCACACCTATATCTATTATGTCCTGGTTTATATCCTGCATTTTCAACGCTTCGTGCCATATAAACGTGTGGTGAATCCAAATACGCTTACCATTCACCTTAAATAACAAACCTACGCTGCAGAAGTCACGTAATTCAGCGAAATCTACACCACCAACGCATTGATATTGATGCAAATTGTCCGGTAATTCTTGATCTGTTGCAAGAATATCCTTATAAGTAGCAATCTTATGTTGGAATAACTGCTTCGGAATATTCATCCTTTTTGTCATGAACTCAACATGCATTGGAATGTTAGTTTGACAATCGGCCCATTCTTCTTTCATCGTTTCAAATAGTTCTGTGTTATCTCGAATAGAAGGATTGGCTTTTTCCCAATTTGCTATATCTTCGACTTCTTCTTCAGAGTCTAATTTGCAGATAAAGGGGAAAATCTTACTGTTTTCAACTTCTCCACTTAGAATCATGCGCGCTTTCTCTTTGTAATCATCTAAAACACCGCCACGGACATATCCGTCAGTAGTTAAATAGAATGTTCGGCCATCTTTCACTTTACCTAACGCCGAACGGAATACTTTAATCGATGCATAATCTTCATACTCATGAATTTCATCAAAGAAAACAGCACCAGGACGCAATCCGTCTTTCGTTCTAGCGTTAGAAGTATTGTATTTAATATGCGATTTATGTGTTTTGTGTTGAATAAGTACTTTAGTTGCACTAAAAGATTTCTTTAAAACCTTATTTGCAGGTTTTTCTATTACATCTTTCACGTCTTTGAATGTAGTTTTTGCCTGTTCTTCTGATGTTGCAATCCATTCAATGTGATAATTATCAATTCCGAACTGTTTAGAAATCATATAGAAATTTAAATAACCCGCATAACCGTTTTTACCGCCACCACGACCCATTAATATTAATATTTGATTCCAAACAAGACGATTGGTATCTTTGTATCGAACACCGAACACACAAGCATTAACAAAGCGCTGCCAGGAGAACAATTTGAATGAGTAATACTTAGCAGGAATATTAACACTATCTTCAATCGCTTGAACGTCAACATAAACATTTGGGTCATCTAAAGTTTTTCGAACTAAGACCATTAATTGCTTCTGTTCATTGCAGGAACGAATAGCCCCGCTTTCCACAGAATTCATATACTCACTAATAAAAGGGTGATATTTATAAGGAAGATTAGACTTCTGCATCATCGTCATCATCCTCACTTACCGCTTTAAGGTCAAGTTCATTAAGAATCTTTAACATTTGTGTATTAGTCTTATTCAACTCGTTAATGCTATCGTTTTTCTTCATAAAACCATTAGCACCTAAAACTGACACACCGCGATCATTTACATCAGCTATCAATTTATTTTTTATATCCCAAAATGACATATAATCTTCTACTAAATCCATAAAGTGAGCGTGTATGATACCGTTTGTGCCAAGTTGCTCATATAAATCATCTCTTATTTTATTTCTAAGCGTTTTTTCTCTGCTCTTTTGAAGCTTTGCAACCTTTTCTGAAACATTTTTTAGACCTTTTTCATTTATCATGTCTTCCCAATAACGGCTACGCCATGATTTAACAGTACTAACAGATACGCTATATTTATTCGCAATATCCTTGTATTTAACGCCTTCCAAGAAATCTTTGAACGCTAATTTATATTTACTTTGTTTTACGCTCACAATATCATCACCCCGCTTTTTTATTAGATTTTTTACGAAGATTAATTTTAAAAACATTACTTAAAAGAACAAAAAAGTCATGTAGATTTTTACTTAGCAGAAAACAGTAGCAATAGCATACTGATCACAAATACATATCAAAAATTTTCACCATAAAAAGTGAAGGGATGTTATTTTTTTACGCTTTTTCTGCCTCACGCGCGGAAAGCAAAAAATAAAAAGACAAATCTCCCCCCCGCGTTGTTCGGTCCCCCAGCAAAAATTTTTCTATATTTTACCCGGGGGGTGTCTCAGGAAATTTATCTTAAATTATTTTATAGCTAAACCAAAGAATAGCTCAGCATATTCAATGACAATGTGAGCTTCTGTTAACTTCATATTTAAATAATGTTCTAACCAATGTTCACGTAGACTTTTCTTTACTGTTTCAAGTGTAGTCTTCTCACATGCTCTTGGATTACATATGTGTCTTATCTGTTTGTATGTTGTGTAAATATCTTTTTGGAATCGTTTATATATAGCAGCATGTAGATTACTGTAATCAGAATCATCAGCATCAGTAATGTTCTTAATCATTTCTAAGTCATATGTGTTACCTTGTATCGTTAAGCTGTCCACACTTACCACCTATCTTCAATCATTTTCTTTTTGCTAGCTATTACACATTGCAACCTATAACCTTCTAACTCCCAGATCTTATTCGTTATTCGTTCCTTGCATATCTCAGCACCAATCCCTACATCATAATTAGCAGGATCAACACAAGCACTCGATTCAGTTAAAATAAATCCATTTGATAATTTAGCAACTACCACTGTGCATTTACCGTGAAACTCTTCAACCGTCCAATGTGTTTTTTCTAAGATGTTATTAATATCATCTTGAGTAATTTTATTTTTCATAACTACCATCTCTCCTCATCTATTATCGTGCAGCGCTTCTTCACTATGTTCTTCTCTTTGTTATGTTCTTTGTTATGGCATTGAATGCATAGTGTTTCTAAGTTGCTTAGTATGTATGCTAAGTCTGGTCTGTCACGTAACTCCTTGATATGATGGACATTACGACCTTTGCCATACTTACCTTTACGCTTGCACTCCTGACATTCGCTATTGTCTCTCTCTAATGCCTTAATCCTAATGTTCCTTCTCCAATAAGGATGCTTATAGAATTTAATGATATTGTCTTGCTCATATAGTTTATTAATCTCTTGTATTGTTAGAGGTTGCATTATTAAACAATCCATTCGTGTTTATTGTACTTTCAAAAGTAACATTGATATTACCCTTCATATCAGCTTGTCTAACACTCGTTATCTTAAATCCTGTATCAAGAAACGCTTTTTCAGTAAGGCTATAAATAGTTTGTTCTAAAATATTTGTTGGATTATATTTGATATGTCTATATGTTTTTACTTCCATTAACTATCCTCACCCTTTTCTTCCCTCTTCATCATCCACGATCAAGTGTTCAATCCCTTTTAATCCTTCTTCATTAACGTGTAGATGTACTTTTCTTAAAATTTGAATCACATCATCTAACGTTTTAATTTTATTAGGATCAATCTTGTAAAGCTTTGCAGCCTTTAGTGTCATTACTTTACTTTCCATCATTCATTCTCCTCCAAAATAAAAAAGCACCCAAATGGATGCTTTTTTATAGATTATTAATTTGCACTTTAATTCCGGTATGTGAAGTTTTATTCTTCTCTCAGCTAACAACCACGACAGACACTATTGGCAAACTTATCAGGTTTCCCTCATTCCATCTACCTAGGATGTTGTTAGCTCAAAGAAGAGCAAAAGCTCTCCTTATTAACGGTAACATTCAATCAGTACCATCTGCTGGTTTCGGATTTTATGTGCCGTCATTATGAACCGTTTAGAATTTTAGAAACGACATAGTGAGTTGTGTTTTCCGCCACTTCTCACAATACAAATATAACACGTTAATTCCAAAACAACCGGCACATTTCCTGCCAAAAAGCGGTCACGACTCTGCCACTTATTTTAATTCTTCACTTATACGTACTTTGTCTCAATGAGTTACCCATATGTTTAATTGTGTGTAACTGAGCCATACGCCACAGCCCTTGATATCATTGATTTCATTTAACTTTCTCTTTTGAGTTACACAGTACGAAATTTATGAGTAACTGTATAGATTTAAAAAAAGAAAAAAGCAATGATTAGATTTTAAACCTAGTCATTGCTTTATCCATTGCATCTTGATTTACACCTATATAACGTAATGTGACCTTCTCTGATGAATGATTGAATATCTCCATAAGTAATGCTATGTTTTTTGTTTGCATGTACATATGATACCCGTACGTCTTTCTTAATGTATGTGTTCCTATTTCATCTAACCCAAACTCCGCTGCGGCTATACTTAATATCTTATATGCCATGCTACGACCGATAGGACGATTCTTTCCTTGTCTACTTTGTAATAGGTATTCATCATCTTCTCTTTCTTCTATAAACCATTTCAGTTCTCTTTTTAATGCTGCAGTAATTTGAATGCGTTTTTGTTTTCCTGTTTTCTTTTCCCTCATAGAGATATGACTACCTTTGACATCTCCTACCTTCAATTTTAAAATGTCAGAGATTCTCAATCCTGTATTGATTCCCATAATGAATAAAATATAATTTCGTGCACTTTTCTCCTTAAAATACTCTTTTAACTGCTGTATTTCCTCTGGATCACGTATTGGCTGAACGAAATTCATTATTCATTACCTCCAGTCTCTTCTGTCTCGTAAACTTCTAATCCAAGTGCAAAAGCAAGCTTATAAAATGCTTTAGACTTCCAACGTCGATAAGTGCGCTCTGACATTCCGATTTCGTTATAAACCATGTAATCACATACATCCTCTTCTTCTAAATAACGTTTATAGATAATATCCCTTTGGATAATTCCTGCACGTCCGTTTCCTAATCGATTTAGAAATTGATCAATACGTAATGACATTCTTTCAAGCCATTCTTCTCGTTTGCTTTGTTGAATATTTGCTAAAGCAACATCTTCTAATGGTTTTCCAACTGCATGTGTAGGACCGTGCTCACGTATTTCATAAGAAGGAGTGACTTTCATTTCTTTACGCATCATCCCGAATTGTCTATGTATACGTACGCTTTCCAACACACCTTCTAATTCCTCTTGTGTTGCTGTTCTATCAATTTTTGGTAAGAAAGATAACTGTTTAGTCATGTAAGACCACTCCTTTTTATTTTTAAATTACTTTTGTCTTATAGCACCACGTCTACGCTCGTAACAAGGTCTATGCATCCCCATTAATCCCTCAATCTCACGCGTACTTAATTTCTCTTTTTGTTTTTTCTTATTTTTCTTCTTTCCTTGCTTGGATTGCTTTTTCCACTCGCGTAATTGGTCTTTTAGTGCCTTCATATTTCCCCATCTCCCTTTTCAAAGTAAAAAGGACACCTATTCCTAAAACAGCTTTAATTACTGCTTTAATGAATTGGTGTCCTCTAGTTTTCTAGCCGGACTATATTCTGTTTGCTTTCACTTTAAAATACCAGCTTGTACAAAGATGTTTCTCCAAGCTTTTTCAACCCTATATTTATTAACCGCCTTCGTACGACGAGCAATAGCTTTTCTTGTTTTCCTTTTCTTTAAAGTAGCCATTCTCCTAACCTCACTTTCTATTAAAAGGATTATTTTGTAGAAATTAATTGATTAAGTGCTCCGTACTTTGCGTTATTAGTTTTAATCCATAAATCAATTTGTTCTTTATTTTTATCAATTCTTTGTTTTGCTTTTTCTACTGCAAACCATCTTTTAAATGATTTTGTAATCCCGTAACCAGAAGTTAATTCTGATACGACGTGCATACATAAATCTTCATCGAAGTGAGTAACTAATTGAATCCTATTGTGTTCACCTAAATACTCACCTTCTACTTTTTTTATAGTTCGAGCGAATCCTAAATTTATTGGGATCCAGAACCTTTGTCTTTTACAATTAATTCCGTAGGCACATTTCGCGCACATGAATTGATAAGGTTGTTCATTTTCAGGAAAGTAATTGTTAGCCCCTTTCCCACAAGCACACCACATAAAACTCAAATCATCCCTATACTGAACATTTCCGTCTTCTTTTTGATGTAAAACCAATTCACCTTTAAAATTCATTTCCCTCTGCCCCCTGAATAAAACTCAATATTCCGTCAATACTATAGACAATCCATTAAGTTACTTTCTCCTTGTTCCCCCTTGGAGAACCAGCCAAGCAGTTAGCTTTTGCTAGCTGCTCTTTAATATTCTGTTGATGCAATGATACAAGGGCTTGTAATGTTGTCATTTTTAATTACCCATTCAAATGTCTTGCGGACTACTATTGAATCTCCAAGTGGTCTTCCACATTGGAAATTGTCCTTTTCACTTTCTGGCAATTCATCTATGTCTACATACGTAACTTCCTGCAAACTAACTTCCCCAATAAAATCTTCTTCAATTTCCTCTCGATCTATGAATTGCTCATAATAGCTTTTCGCTTCTTCTTCGTTCTTTGCAGCTACCCAATCAAAATCATTCATTTTAAATACCTTCATCATATCCATTCTCCTTTTCTACAAAATGAAATTTTTATAATAAACCTTCAATCTTTGCTATCGCTTCAAATATCGGGTAGATCTGCTGTGGAACAACAGCATTACCCAAGAATCTCAATCTATCTTCGTCCAATCTTGTGGCAGTCCCATCATCCATTCCACAAATTGCGGGTTGATTTTCTTCCCAATATGTTCTGGAAAGTGTTCCCCGATTGATCCCGGTAGTGTTTTCCCGTGGCTGCCGTTTGCTTCTGAAGGGCACAACTCGCGGATCGGCTTGTAATTTTGACTTGTCGTTGGAGTGGCCAACAATAAATGTCCGGTATCTTTGATGTGGCGCGCCGACACTGACAGCCGGTAATACGAATGTCCTTGTCGAGTAGTTTTCTTCTTCCAAGTCGGAGAGCACGGTGTCCAAGCCCATTGTGACGTGTCCAGCAACATTTTCTCCAACAAACCAAGTGGGTCTGAGTTCTCTAATGAGTCGGAAGACTTCTGGCCATAACCATCTTTCGTCTTCTGCACCCCTTCTCTTACCAACAAGGCTTTCTCCCTGACAGGGATATCCTGCTGAAATAACTCCAATTGAATCAACGTCAACGCCTCCATCTATTAATGATTGTTTTGTAAGTTTATATAAATCCGGGAAAATAGGAATGTTAGGATAGTTCTTTCTGAGCACTTTTTGATTGAACTCTTCTATTTCGCAAAAGGCTGTTGTTTCAATTCCAGCCCAATCCGCTGCCATGCTTATTCCTGCAATTCCCGAACATAGATCCAACATTTTCATTTCCTATTCCCCTTTGTTTTAAAATAGCGTTTTTATAAAAAATTAGTTGTTCCACTTAAAATGAATGTACTGTTCATAGTAGGATCCTAAAAGGCCCTTCCTTTCTTCTTCCTTAAATTCAACTATCACACCGTCCATCAATTCTTGTAGCTTTTCTATAAAAATCCCCGAAAGCATCATATGCTTATCTGGATTATCATAACGAATTTGATACTTATAACCTGAATATCCCTTTCCAGCACTTTCGATTATTGCCGATTCCATTTCCTCTGCAAATTCCAATACTTTTTCATCGATGGCTTTTCCTTGGATTTCTTTCAAATTACCTAATAAGGACATTTTCATTCTCCTTTGCTCTCAAATAACTATTTTGTACTAATTGACTCCCAATCAAATGTTTCTAATATATTCAACAGTCGTTCCACTTTTGGTGCTCTCCATGCTGTCATAGCGTATGTGTGAACTTCATCTGTGTAATGGTAATCGTTTAACTCAATGTGTTCCTTCGCTTCTGCTTTAGTTAAAAACATAGGTCCAGGAACAATAAAAGATTGTTTTGTCTCGTATACTAAATAGCAATTGTCCTCGATGTTTTCTTTTATAAACTCGAACAAATCTTCTTCTGATCCCCATTCCTTCATATCTTTCAATTCTTCAATTTGTTCTTCATTTAATTCTTTGCCAATCTTTCCTTTAATGATGTCTTCAACATATTCATCAACAATCACTGACTCGCACTCATCGATTAAGAATATAGATGCTCTATCATGCTCTCCTTCAGCAGTTATAACCCATCTATAATCCATTAACCCCCAATAACGAGGTGCTGCCTGGTAATCAGTTTCCTGTGTTTTTAACTCCTGCTGTAATTCCTTTAAAAATTGAATATCCTTGTTCATTTCCCGTTTCCCCCTTGTTTTCTATTCAAATAACGCTTTTGTTAAGATTTTAAATATCCGACTTCCCTTGCATATTCACGCATCTTTTTCATTCCTTCTTCTGACCATCCCCAATGAGTACAGTACAATCCGCCGTAGCCATTTTTTCCGTTCGGATTATCATTACCGAAAATGAAATCTGTGAAATCTCTTATTAATCCCCACATTGTTCCGCCACCTGAGAAGTTGTGTTCCTGCTTCTTGTTCATGTAAGAACTTCTTGTCATACGCATTGGAACATTCGTGCCGTGGTCAACGTACCAAAGGTTTTTACCATCGTGTTTAAAATGAGCAATGCTATCTTTATAACGAAAGAATTCTCTCTCATGATCCGCAAAATACTTAATAAGTGAATTTATGATTTCAATCCGTTTTTGCTTGTCCATCTTCCATTCCCCTTTTTTATACAAAATTCAAATTGTATTAAGAATCATTCCTCACCATGCTTCCTTATCGGTAAAACAACCGCTTCAATTCGCTCGTTATCAGTAAGTAACAACTGCCTGTGACTTCCTGTAATTTGGATGAATAACTTTTTCGTACCAAGTTTTTGATGTACTTCTAGAGCGTCCCTCATATATTCAATTGAAAAAGCAATGTATTTTACATCTTGAAACTCATACTGCTCACTAGGTGCTTTCATTTTCACCTCTGTTCTATCTAATTCCACTTCAAACCCCTCTTTGTTCATTCTTATAGTGGCAATCTTATTTGTTTTTATGGCTTTGGACATCTGATTCAGAGATTTAAAGATTTGTAACCACAACTTAATTTGTTCTTCATTTAAAGTGATTGTTTCTTTTTCAAATGAAGGTATCGCACTATCTGTATTTGGATAATCGCCTGTTGCCACTTCAAAGGTATGTGGATTTACTAAGTAGTCCTTTTCAAATCCATGTATATTTTTAATTCGTACAAGACGGCGGCTATCAGTAGCTACAATCGTTCCATCTTCAGCATGATGAACAAACATCAATACCATTCGAGCTGGTGAATCCCCAGTGAATTTCTTAGCTAATTGTAAAGCCACTCCATATTTTTCGTTGTGTAACATTTGCATTTCAAATTCCTCCTCATTTATTAGTTTTGGGTTTTTAGATTACTTCACATCAACACGCGCTTGACTAGCTTCACGGCTAAATCCATCTGGGTATCTTTTTGCTAGTTTTGCTATATTCATTTCAGCGATATCTTGTAACGTATATCCTAGTTCGTGCGCCATAATCGACACATAATACATAATGTCCCCAAGCTCTAAGGCTAATTTATAAGTGTTTCCGTCCTCTTCTTCTGGACAATGCGATGGTTGAAAACCATGTCCATGATAAATTGCTTTTTTAACAATATCAGCAACTTCACCAGCTTCTCCTGTAAGTCCTAAAGCTGCGTTTGAAACACGTCCTCCAAAATCAGTTTTGTTATTCCAAGTACGTAAAGTTGATTCTTGATAATCATTTAATTCACCAATTGATAAGATATTTGCAATCTGTAACACCGTAGCTTCTTTTATAACCTGTTCACCTTTTCTTGCTTCATTAATTAATTTAGTTGCTTCCAATACACCGTTTTCCATTACGTTCATTTTGTTTTCCCCTTCCTATTTAGCAAATCCCTAATCCTATCGGACGATTTTCAATTAAATACTTATCAGCCTGATCTATTACAAGGAGCGCAACCTCCGCTTGGTGCCTCCTTAATGCTTTTGCCATCTTAGGCAAGCTCATACCTTGACTCCACATTTCACGAAAACGAATTACATCTCTTTCATCCCAAATAAAGTTAGCTTCTTCTAAAGCAATGTATACCTTCAACCGTGATTCCTTCATCGCTTCATGATTTTTTGCTACACTCATAAGCGAACCTACTTTCCAAAAAGAATTATTCTATTATTTCAGTGAATTTAGTATCCACACGTTTAATTTTCCCGTTAACCCAAACAGCCACTTGCTCACCAAATCCACTTTCTGGCGGTTTAACTACTGTAACTTTTCCGTCCTTTACTATTAAAAGATTGTTGCTACTAACATCAATTTCTATTTTTTTCATATGGCCATCTCCCTTTTACTAACGCATGTACTCGACAACATCAGGTTTAAATCCACTTCCTAAGTACACCCGTACCGGAATTATTTCCTTCTTATCCCGTGCTGCCTTACACAATTCTTCCGCTGTTTCCCAGTTAAAAAGCTTATCTACAGCTCTTTGAAATCTCCAAATTGCCATTACATATTGTTCAAAGATGTCATAGCGATCATCTTGTTTAGTTGTGCGTGGTAATTCATCCGTACCCTTTGCATTTCTTGGAACTTGGACACGTACATCTGCAAATGTAACGCGTCCAGTTCCTTTCTTAACATTGGCTTTCATTACATCGAACTCACAAATTGCTGGCTCTACATCGAAAATGTTCAATTGTTTAGGCATGAGCTTTCTCACTCTTTTGAAGAATGTCCAGCAATTCCCTTGCGCCTTCCCTGCTCAAAAACATCCGACCATCCAGCAATTCTATGTTTGATTCTGAAACTTTACCCGTTACTAAGCATGACTTTTCATGTTTTCTTAAAACGATGTTTTCCCCTTCAACATGAAAGTCTAATGATGTACCTTCCGCAATCCCCAAAGTTCTGCGTAACTCTACTGGAATTACTACACGCCCTAACTCGTCCACTTTTCTTGCAACACCTGTGTTTTTCATAACTTGCTCCCCCTTGTTAACTTACTTTTTGTTGTTGATTACGTTGTAACTCTTGTTTCATTGACTCAAATTTTATTAACCATGCTTCCCAGCGCTTATCGTTTTCTTGTTGCTGTTGCTTTGCCACGTCACAATTACAACCTTCCGTTAGACCTACACCTGGATAAATTTCTTTACGAATAATTCCTGTATTACGGCATAATGTACACATGATTATTCCTCCTTAGAAACCAATATCTAAATTTAAAATCCTTTTATCTGTCGTTGTTTTAAACACGATTGTTTCATCTTTTGATACTCCATTTAACAACCTACTCGCTAGTTTCGGATCATACTTTTGAAATAGCTGTCTGCTTGCTAAATTTGATGTAGTAATCGTTGTTTTATTTGCTCCTTGCCGTCCATTAGCAACACCGTAAAGTATTTTATGAACAAAATCGCTAGCTTCTCCGTTTCTATTCATAGAACCACTTTCAGCCCCTAAGTCATCAATAACTAGAAAATCCGCTTCAACCATCAAGCTAATACAATAATCCATCGTGTATTTCGACTCTTTATTTCGGAATGAGTCTTGTATCAAACGAATTAGTTTTTCTATCTCAACAAACAAACAACTCTTCATTTCCTTAAATGCATATTCATCCTTAAGAGCTTCACCATCAGAGATTGCCCAATAATGTCTTACTAGTTCGTATAACATTGCATAAGCTAAATGACTTTTTCCTACACCTTGAATTCCTGCAATATAAACGTTTAGGGTTTCACCCTTTTTGATACGTTCCAAAATTTCTATAGCTTTTTTCTTATTTGCCTTAGTTTCTTGGCAATCCGTTTCATATGAATCTAACCTTGATTCTGTAATTGACTGATTTTCGATAACACTATGTTTAAAAAGAAGATTCTTCTGCCGTTCTCTATTGATCTTCTTGTAGTAATTGTTAGCTTGCTGAAATAGGATTGAATCCTGCTGTTCCACTTTGCATCTTGGGCAATAAATCGAACCATCATTTTTATCAATCATCATTCTTACGGGCTTTACAGTTACTTGTCCGCCTTTGCTGAATGTATGATTTTCGCAATATTCATCCGCAAAATCTAATACTGCAAGTTTTTCAAATGACTCCTGCATTTTTTGCATTTCTGTTCACCTCGTTAAAATGGCATATTTCCTTTAAATCCCGGAATATCTATGTGATTACCGTATTGTTGTTGATTAGATTGAGGTTTACTAATCGTTTCATTCAAATAGTTATCAAAATGTTTCTGGGCAAATAATGTATTTGGTCTTAAATACCGATCAAGTGGTTTATTGTCTCTATCAAACTGTCCAAGCCATTGTGATACTTTGTTATCAATGACGGTTTTAAAATTTTCGATTGTATAACCTTCATTCCATCTGGCTCTGATTAACTTTCTATGAGCTTCTGCTTTATGATTAAAGTTCTTTTTAGCTTTTTCATTGAGATAATCAAGGATATCTTGATAAGGAATTGATACTTTTGTATCTGATTCGTCAGAAGAAGATATATTAATTATTTCTAATTCTTTATCTTTATCTAATTCTTTATCTTCTTCTATATCTGTTGCGTGACTTTGCGTGATTGTCTCGTGACTGTCACGTGACAACTCCAACTTAAGTTTTTCCCTCTGTTTTTGTTTGCGTAATCGGTTTTGCTCACGTATTTTTTCTAATCCATCAACGTTTTGATGTTTTTCCCAATTCGAAATACAAATGTACTGATCATCTGTTATCTCAATCATTCCAAATTGTTGAAATGTTTGAAGCGCTAATCTTACTGTTGCAATTGGTCTGTTAAACAGCGTTGCAAGCATTTCATCAGAGTAAGGAATGTTTTTACTAAGAAAAATATACCCACTTGCATTTGTTTTTCCGGCTTGCGCTAATAATCTAATCCATATAATTAGTAAGGTATCAGCTTCAGGCATGCTTTCGATTAAACGTATTTTTTCATCCTCAAACATACTAGTTGAAAGCTTTATCCATTTAACTTCTGACACTGTAATTACCTCCTCGTACAAACTGCCACATATGCTTGTCCACTTTTAATAATTCGTTGCATTTCATAATGCGGATAACCAACTTTGAAATACTGTTCAATCATTTGTTTTAATTCATCTTTGCTCTTTGCTAAGTCCCAGAACTTATTAGGTAATAGCACTTGATATTCAATTAAATCCATGTACTATTTCCCTGCTTTCCGTGGTATACTTATAACAACTTGTTTTTTCTTAAGGACCCACTGCTATGGGTCTTTTTATTTTGTTCTACTTCACTCCAAGCCCATTGTTTTATTGGATCGTAAGTAATGTATCCTAACCAAGCAATACAAGTAATTAGTAGCCCAAACACTGATACAGCTATTGGATCTTCTATCATGCAGACACCTCCTTTTCTATCCAATTAAAGAATGCATCCCTTGGAACTACTTTCTTTCTCCCGATTTTCACTAAAGGAAAACCCTTTTGATCCATAATGTCGTACGCTGTTCTTTTTGCCACTCCTAATATTTCTTCTAAGTGTGTTACGTTTAACATAACTGGATAATCCTTTGTGCTATCATTAGTGACTGGAATGCTATCTAACTTTTCTACAGTTGTTTGCCTTTCGTCTTCTTTATTGAAGCGAATTAACTCAATAGCCTCCCAAAATTCTTCATCCCTCCAACCTTTTTGAGCTGAGAACTTTGTAATTGCCAACGCTATTTGAACTGTTGAATTTTTCATTTTTTATATCTCCCTTTCTTTTTATAAAAATTTAATTTCATCTATTAAGAAACATAATCATCCAATGCATTAGGTCTTTTTGGTGGATACCAGCCTGCGATAAATCGCATAGCATTTTGATAATATTTACGTGGAATCTTATCGTATTTCGCTACACCAAAATGTCTTTTTAATGCGCCATAGATTCCTTGATATGATGCATTATCATAACCTTCTTTTTTAAGTTCAAAAACACGTTGTTTTACTTTACGCTGCACAGCTCCTTTGTGTTGCTCAGTAAGCCATAGTTCGTTATCTACTAACAGTTTCATTTTGTTCATTTCTTTTTCCGTATGATCTTGGCGTGATTTGATTTGTTTTAATTCAGTCATGCTGTAAATAATTGAATCTTCGACTGATGGTTGCTGTTGTTTTTGAATGTATTCTTTCATTCGTTTGAACTCTTGTAAGAACTTGATTTTCATTTTCATTGCTTCTGGTGTTATGTAGCTCATTGCAACAATTGCAAATGCATCTTCTGTAAGGTTGAACTTTGGATACCACTGTTTATTTTGATAATGCTGGTATTGGGTATGCTCAAAGTTGAGCTGCCCCCATTCTGTTTCATTTGCTTCAACTAATTTTTCTAGTTGAATCTCGATGTCTCGAATTACATTCTTATGTTCCTTCCCAAACATTTGGGACATTGCCAAGCTGTCTGTAACCACTTGATTTCTTTCCATAAAAACAAACTCGCTCACTGGATGCTGTAAAATTTGTAATTGAGTCATTTTCTTTCCTCCTCCACTTTGGTTACTGTAGGTAGTCGGAAACTCCAAAAAAAATTCTACCTATAGTATACTTTTTATTAATAATTCATCTGTAGGGACACCGTATAACTCTGATAACTTCCCTAACTTATCTATACTTGGTTGCCTAAAACCTCTTTCGATATGACCATAAGCGCTTTTATGACAGTTAAGGTGTTTCGCAACATAACCGTGAGTATATCCATGGTTTTCTCTTAACTCCCTGGCTCTTTCTGTATTCAATTTTATCATTTGAGTCATTTGAATCACCCTCGTTTGTTTCGTTGAATTCATAATAACACTATCGACTACTCTTAGTAAACCCCTGATTTTAAATTTCTTTGAAAAAAATCAAAAAAGGTTGTCTTAGAGTAGTCGATAATGGTAGTTTATATATAGAATGGTAGTTAATTTCTTTATAAAAAAGGGGAATTTTAAATGGAGAACGTTATCGGCAAACGTGTAAAAGAAATACGTGCTGAATTAAAATTAAGTCAGAGTCAATTCGCAGAATCTATAGGGGTTAGTAAATCTCTAATATCGTTGATCGAACTTGGTAGAAAGAATCCTTCAGTAGAAACGATTAACAAGATCGCCAAAAAAGGTAATGTAAGTATCGATTACATTATGGGAAGAACAGATAATAGAAGCTCCAGTAAAAATGAGACATCTAAAGTAAAAATAGAACTAAATACTGCTGTAGACAGAATCGAGAAGTTAACTGAAGATCAACAACGATTCATCATCAAAATGTTAAACGGCATGGTAGATAATATAGAGGATTGATAGCAATTATATGCTAACAATCCTCTCTTTTTTATTTATATCTTCAAACTCACTCACATGTCCAAACAATGTTTGTAAGTATGTTATAGCTTGTTGGTCCCCTTTATTGGCTGCATTTATTAAAACCTCTAATTTATCCTTTTCTACATTGCTTAACATACTTTATCCCCCTTACTTCCATCTATGTAGTTTGTGAAAAGTTCACAATATATAACTAATATTCATTTTTAAAATTTAGTTAAGAACCCTATAAACAGCGAATGCGATTGCCTCATTTAGAGACAATCGCATTCAATCTATTTATATTGCACCCTAAACTGGAAAATCATCCCATTCCGGTCCCAGGGTCCATTCTAAGCATAATTTGAGTTTGAGCATCCTTTGCTACTTGTTTAGGTTGCTCCTTTTCTTTATTAGCAGGAGAAATATATAACGCTCCAGCTAATGCCAAAGTTGTTACTAAAGCTATCACTTTTTTCATTTAGCATCACCCGTGTATATTATACCATTTTTATTAATTTCTACCAACATTTTTCGGGGCAAATAACTATAAAATTTGCATCCTTGAGAACAGAATAATTCTATTGACTTCTTGAGTGTTTCCTTATCTTCTAGAGCCCATCCTAAATAGCATAATTTCATAGGAGAAAGGCTACTATCAATTAATTCCTTGTTACGTAAAATACGAATAGCTCGTTCTCGATTACCTGTGACGATATAATAAAGAGACCATTCTCCTTCGTCATAAATTTGCAAGTCATGCATATCTTTTCCATGAATCATTCGTAAATACGATCTCATATTTAAAAAGTCTTTTTTTCTATTTTGAGCTTTTTCTAATTGACATTGGTTTAATAAAACAATTCCTTTGTTTAAATACCACACCGCTTGTTCGTAATTATCTACATAAGATTCTCCTAAATACCCTAAGGCCGATACTTTTAGAAGGTGCAAATAACCTTGTTCATCATGAGCATTTAATATGACATGGCATACTTCTCTAGATTTTTCTATCTGCTCGTCCATTAGTAACGCATATGCATACCATTCTCTTACTCTATTACTATATAAATCCCTAATGAATTTATTTGGTATTTCTTCAATTTTACATTGTAATTTTTCTATACGTTTGTTTAAGAGCTTAAAATCCCTTAAGTCGTACATCGTATATAGTGTTAAAATATCAAGCATTATTTTCATTTCTTCATTTTTCACTATTTTACTTTTTTTTCTTTCTTCTAACTCTTCAATAAAAGAAGCATTACTAATTATTTTCTTTGACCTCATCCATACAAGCTCATATACACAAGACCACTCGTACGTTTTTACATTATTGGAAGTAAACCCTCTTTGAATCGCTATTCTTAGCAACTCTAAATCACCTAACGCATTTCCATACTCCATAGCTATCCTTATATTCTTTTTACTATTAATTCTTTTACAAAATTCATGAATCATATAAGTCTTTTCAAATGGGTCTTCAAATAAATCTTCAACTAACTTAACCATGTTCAAAAATCCCAATTCAGTCTTCCCTGATAAATTCTTGGAGAATGCAGGGCCGCTTATCCCTAACGATTTAGCAATGTTTTCTCTGTTTTTTCTTTGAAAATCAATTTGATCAACAATGTTAGCTAACCAATACTTCATTTTGTCCTCCCTTTGGACAAAAAGACACGTAAACCCCAATTTGTTACATATAAAGGAAAACGTGTCACTCTCAATCTAAGATGTGTTATAATATGTATGTACAAGATCCGCGACAATGTTCCCTAGGTGGTTAGGGGGCAGTGTAAGAGTGTTTGCCGCACTACTTACACCGTGGGTCTTTTTTCACGTCCGTTTATTTTATTTGTTTTCATAATACCACAAATTTCCCAATATTCAGTCCTGTGATTGTCAGACAATTATTGAGAAAGTTTGAAAAGCGCTTTATATCAACGCTTTTCAAGTTGTACAAAAATAAAATATGCAATTATGCATGGGACGTATGAAGAACCCATATGCATATTTTACCACTAAACAAACATTTGTTCTATATAAATATTATTTTTCGTACACCCCTAACTTTTTTATCTATTTTGTTAGTATATCTAACTTTTGTGGTATATAGATGGTCGGATAACTATACTCGAATTATGAGAACATTAGGCCAAACTATTAAATATTTTAGAAAAAAGTCAGGTTTAACACAAGAGGAGTTTGCTGATAAATACGGTTTTAGCCACGGTCAAATGAAACATTGGGAGACTGATCGACACCAGCCAGATGTTGATAGCATCAAAACTTTAGCGTCGATTTTCCGTATTTCTACAGACACACTTCTAAACTTCGAGAACGAACAAGATGATGCGTTACTAGCATTACTACAAAGTGACGTCAAAAAAGCTTATGAGGAGCTTGATGGGCGTCAGAAAGGGCGTTTTGCTAAGCAGGTTTCTTTATACGTGGAAATGCTACAAAACAACAAAAATATTCTATGA